GATAGTGTAGTAGCTGTGGGTGCCCCTGGTCATCAGTCAAGTAGAGGACATATCAGAGCTTTTGTGTACAATGGAACAGCTTGGGTACAACGAGGTGTTGATTTAGATGGTTCTGCGACAGGTGACGAATTTGGAACATCGGTGGATCTTTCTAAAAACGGTCTTTATCTAATTGGTGGTGCACCAAAAAATGATACCGGTGGCTCAAATGCTGGACATGCGCGTGTGTTTTTCTATCACACAGTTAGTAATGCGTGGATACAAATTGGACCAAACATCAATGGAACAGTTGTAGATGAACAATCTGGAACGTCGGTGTCTATTTCAAACACAGGTACACGTGTTGCTGTAGGTACACCAACCGCAAATCGCTCAAGAGCCTATAATTATTCACAGGTATCCAATGTACCTGCTTGGGATCGATTACACCGTGATATGGGTGGAAATGGGAGTGGTGGCTCCATGTCCATGTCAGATGAAGGTTTAAGGTTAGTTGTTGGGTCACCCACGTTCAATAACAATGTGGGACAAACACAAGTTTTTGATCTTCCCACAAATGACGAAGAACTTTATTTATGTCAAAATCGTTTCAACTTTTCATCTAACGTCAGCTTTGATGATCAGTTAACTTTTTTCAACCCCATTATGAAAGATGCGAGTTTTTACATTAATGGAACTAAAATGCCAAATGTCACAAATACTAATCACAACTATTTCAAATATCTAATTCCTTACAGATCTAGATTATCTAGACCTATTAGGAATATCTATACATACAGTTTCTCGATGAATCCGATCAATGTGGAGCCATCGGGGAACTTGGATTTTAGTCAGATTCAATCCGATAAAACAAATATTGAAGTGAATCTAGATACTACCAAGGTGGATACATCGTCAAATACGTATGCTCTCCACATGTATTATACCGGCTATCAAACATTTATATTTGAAGAGGGGCGGATACAACCTGTTGCTTATTAAACAAGGAACTCCTATGATCCCTGATATAATCTATAATCTTATTCTTGATACACCATTTGATGAAATTTAGTTGTGCTAAAGTCGTATGAATTTCATGAGATGTACCTGGCACTGAATAAGGAAACTTCTGGGATCTACAAAATGGATCGAAAAGCTTTTTCGAGTACCCATCTAAGCTGGATTTATAAGCATAGTGTACAGTGAATATTTTTCCATCACTCGTCTTATAAGATGTATGATTTTTCTTTGCGTAATTAGTGATAAACCATTCGAGATTTCTCAATGAAATGCCACTTGTTTTGTCTAGTATATTCAATAACTTGGATCGGTTGTCTTCTTCGCGGTAAAAGTTGTTTATTGATGTTAGTAGAATATCGGATTTACTCATTATTTAATAATGAATCTAAATCTATAAGCCTATTAGACGAAAAAGATCTTTCACAAGCCGGACACCCTGCAACATTTCTAAGACCTGGACCATGGGTATGACCATTAAAAGTCTCATGAAATCTCTGTTTGATCTTTTCACCTTGTTTTTGGTGTTTCCCACAATACCCGTTATGAATACCCTTGAAAGTACATCTAGAACCATCTGGTTTTGTACCCATACATGTAGTTGTAGCAGATACACATGGAATATCTTTTAAAAGTAACTGTAATGAAATCTGATATTTTTTAGCTATCGTTTCTGCGTATTCGGTCATAGTAATATCCATGCGCAATTTTATCTCTTCTTCTAGTACATCTGTAATTCGTTCATTGAAACTCATGACTTATCTATCTCTTGTTCGTATTTTTTAAATATGTCTTCAACACTTTCTTCTCGCTGAACACGGGCATTTTTTATACGATCTTTTAGATCCGTGATTTTACCTTCGGAATCTAGACCGAGACGTTTACATTCCTCGATGAGATCAGTCTTCTTCATAGTACTTAGGGCAGGTTCACGCTTCTTTGGTGGTGGCTTACATTGGGTAATCAACTCACCAAATATTTCCTGCTTCGTGTTATCGAATAGTGGATCAAGAAGATCACACACAGGATTCAGAAACTTGTTGATGAAGTAATATTTATAATCAACTGGGAGGTTTTGCTCTTCAACGTATTTTGGATCCTCGGATTTTTCGAAAGCCTTAGCTTTAGGGTCACCCGTGTTTACGAGTAGATATGGAACACGGTCACCGGATTGTGGCTCAGACCCCGGTTTACGTTGCCTCATCTTATTAACCACCTGAACATGTGCTTGATTTATATTACAGCTCTCGGGACTTGTTATAGATACAGATTGTCCGGCAACCTTATAACTATCCGATAGGGATTGACTCAAAACCAATTTTTCATTAGATACATCACCAGAAAGGAGTTCAATTGCGCGCTCTTTCGCAAGCTCTTTTGGTGGCCCCGTATCACTGGAGGTTAGTACAACATCTAGGAGTTCTTTACAAACCTCCCTAACGTGGGGTGTATTATCTCTACGAACAACTTGGAGTCCCTTAATATCAATATAGTCCATATGCATCTGGTCATCTTTTCCCTTCGTCCACAATTTGGCAGCGTAACGTTTCTTTGAGTACAGGAAATAAGGCCAATACACCTTTTCCAATTCAAGATTGTTAGGCTTCTTGAAAAGAGCTGAGCACTCTTCGGCAGCTCTCTCACCAATCTCCCAGCTGTACTTAACAGCTTCTTCACCCTTACGGTCACCCACATCAAATTCAACCATGACTGAATCCGTGTCGCCATATCTCACTTTTGAACCTGGGAAGTTTTTCTCAACGTAATTCTTAGTCTCTTCAATCATTGCGCGACCCCTAAATGTTGTAGTAGACGCAATAGGTACACATGGAAGAATACCCTTACCAGCTCCTGTAAACCCATAGACTGAGTTCATACTGATTTTGTAGGCCAACTGTTTACCATTGTATACCTCCTTCATATAACCCGTCGCAGCTGCCATATCCTTCTTAGCCTTTTTACGGAACTGCTTAAGCTCTAGAAGGATAGCCGGTAAGAGGCTAGGAACATCTTGTGCAAACTTGTAAGTCTTTGCACCAATCTTGAACGTTTCATATTCAATACCAGGTATGTTGCCATAGTCCTTCTCATTCATGACATATGAGGAGTAACAGAGGTTGTGAGCCATCATGATACTTGGGTACAGAGCCTCAAAATCTAGGGCAGTGATAGGTGTGTAATACGCACCCTTTTGGGCTTCCAGAACCGTTGCTCCCTCGTATTGTTCCTCAGGTAACTGTCCCCAGCGAATCGTTGGAACCATAAATCCCATTTCACGAGCCTTCTTTGTAAGTTGGGAGAATACCTTAATCTGCTGCCCCCGTTCTACGAGGAAGCAAAGTGGTACCCAAGTAGCTTTAGCCATCTCAAGGAGATTGAGTAGGATACACATCTTCTTCATGAGTCTATGTGGCAACAGTGTATCCTTGATACAGTACTCTGCAACTTCTCGTAGTTTCACGGGATCACCTTCTAGATACCGAGCAAACATTTCCTTTGGAGCCATGTCAATCTTTTGATCTCCAAGATAGAGCTTGGAAACTTCATTGAGTTTGTAACTGTCAAGTTTGTACCCCTTCTTTACCTCATGGAACAAATCAAAAATGAAACGACCACTCATTGGGAGGAGTTTCAGTACATTATCACCCAAAGCACTTGAACTCAACTTCTTGATGGAAATCTCACATGTCTGTGATTTCAATTTACCCATCTTGAAAAATTCAGGGTTACAACCAGTAATAAACGCCCTTGTATAAATGTAGTTAAGATCAAAACCAAAAATATTCCAACCAGTAATGATGTCTACATCTTTCTCGTGTATATACTTCTGAAATGCCTCGAGCATCTCCCTTTCCGTATCAAAACTAATAATAGTAGAACCTTCTAGGTTTGTATCAGTTTTCTTGTAGCAAAGGCACGTTTTATCGTAGGGTTCATCGTTACCAAATTTACACAAAGAAATAGCAATTTGGAAACACGCGTCACCTCTTACGTCTGGATCCGGGAATTTACCAGTAGAACTGTTACACTCAATATCAACCGATGCCACAACAAATGGAGCAATGTCATCGCGCGCGACGGGCTTTAGGGTTTTCCAGTCATTACAGAAAAGATCAATATTCACCTTGGCCAAGTGTGTGCGAACACAATTATCACCAGAGTTTAACCAACCAGTTGATTGGATACCTGTTCTATGCATCAAACGAAGTACGGGATCAATATTAGACTCAAAAACTTTGAATCTTTCAGTACCATAGGAGAATTGAATAGGATTCTTCAACATATAATCAACACGACGCCGGCTCGCTAAATTTTTGAAATCCAATTTCATATAGGAAAATTCCTTATTATTTTGAAAACCCCAAACATCCTTTGACCTCATAATAGAATACGAAACCAGACAGTTGGGACTCTTTTTGTCCAGAACTCGGTAGATTTCTTGGACTTTTTGTTGCGTGACATGTTCAGGAAGCTTGACGAAGAAGTATGGTGTAAACGCAGTTGTTACACAAATAGATTTACCATTCTCAGTCTTACCAAAAATACTCACTAAATGCTCCTCATCCGTGTCGACTGTTTCCCATGTGAGTGCTTGAAATTCAACACCCATCCCGATATGTATACATTGAGCTAAAATTTTAATATCGTTTACTAATAAATGTCAGCTGCTTTAATTGACCTCGTGTCGGTGGGTGTCCAGGACGTCTACATCACTGGTCAGCCCGAGGTGTCGTTTTTTAGACAAAATTATAAGAGGTATACCAACTTCGCAATCAAGCCAGAGAGGCTCGACTACATCGGTACCTTCGGTAGCGGTAATGAGGTTACCATTCCCATCAAGACCACGGGTGATCTCTTGAGTTATGTGTGGATTGAGGCTGAGAACATCGGTGGCGTTGGTAACGCTGATACCGGTTTCTTCGACAAGGATGATTCCACCACCACTGAGTTCCAGCTTTGGATTGGTGGCCAAAAGGTTTCCCAGATTGATGCCCTCTACATCCAGGGTGTCCATAACCTTTTGTACAAGGATACTCAAGCCAAGGCTTCTTGTGCTTTGACCCTTGATGAGTGTCCCCAAAATGCGTTAGGTTCGTCTACTTCAGCGAACCATTACGTTCTCCCCTTTTTCTTCTCGGATGACTGGACTAAGTCTCTCCCACTAGTCGGATTACAATATCACGATGTGGAGATCAGGGTGAAGTGCAGGAATGGTACGTTTGCCCCCAGCAACGTCAAGGTATTTGGTACGTATGTGTACCTTGATACCCCCGAACGTGATTTCTTCGCCAACAATGAGCACGAGATTCTCTTCACCCAAACTCAACACCAACTCATGAGTGCCGCGGATACCGAGGTTGATCTTACCTACTTCAACCACCCAGTCAAGGCTGTCCACGTTGTTTCTTCGGAGGCTGACACCAACAAGTGGTCTACTAACTGGACTTTCGATACCGCCACTCTCTACATTAACGGTACACCTCTCTTTGAGAATATGTCCGCCGCCTTCCACCACAACGTTGTCCCAGAGATGCACTGCTCCGTCCTCCCCCAAGATGCTCTCAGCACTGTATCCACCTTCACTTGGCCTTTCTGCATCACTATGAACAAGTCCCAGCCAACTGGAACCCTAAATTTCAGCCGAATTGATACTGCCAAGTTATCCCTCGCGGGTACTGGCACCAGGAACGGTAACATGGTTCGCGCGTACGCCGTAAATTACAATATTTTACGTGTAAAGAATGGTATGGGCGGTGTCGCTTTCGGAAACTAAAGTGCCTAAGTTAAAGTTTCAATAGTAAAATTTAAGTAAAATGGTAAAATCTTCCTCACGACCCCGTAAGGCTTCCAAGTTCACGATAGATCTTGGACCCGAGATTGACAAGGTCGTTAAGAAAAAACTCCAGACACGTGATGTAAAAATTAGAAAACAGAAAGTCATCATTTTGGGTCTCAAAAAGGAACGTGATGAACTCAGGACTCGTAACAGTGAGGTAAATGATTTGAAAATGAAGAAACAAAAAACGTACGTCTCCAATCTTCAAGTCATGGTAACTGACCTCACGAACAAGTTGAAAGAGGCGGAAAAGAAGGTCACTGAAGTGGAAAGTATTAAAAGGAAATATGAGGTTACTCGCACCGGTATATCTAATAAAACTGTTGAATATGCCTTTAACAGACTGAGAGAAGGGCATTCTTTGCAAAGGATGAAGCCAAATACACGACTTCTGATTCAACAGTCTGGTCGTTGGGAAGAAGCTCGCTTAATTAGCGCTCGTTTCAAGGTTTGTTAGACCCAAGGAGCGAAACGTTTCTTCCGTGGTGGCTTCTTCTTACCCAACTTATAGAGTTTACGAAGTACGTATATATAGAAAACGCCTAGAGGAGCTAGTTTCATTTAATATAACGACGATTTTTTAATAATCTTTCTAAACGTTCCTTCTCTCTTCTCATAAAAATTGAAAGTTCCACTAGATCTCCTTCTAATTTAACTTTACCCGCCTGTCTCACCCAAACTGTTTGTTCTATACGAACCATGTCAACGCAAGACATCTTAGTATCTGGTGCATTACTATGATGTATGGCGAGTACAGTAGCATCTTTACGAGTCTCCTTTGGTAACGGATTACTTTCATTACATATAACTACGTGAGCACCAGAGTATCCAGCTACATGCATCCACCAGTATTTCGGTGCACTTGATATTGTGAGTCTATCATTCTCTTTCGCATTTTCACCCACCCGTATGATGGTACCATCGAGTGATGTATATTCAAGCATAACTATTCTTATATTTTTTTCCTTATATTCTATTAATGCACGTCGTATTACAACCAAGTCCTACCATCACACATAAATATAGAGTAACGTTACCAAATAAACGCAGTATCGATTTTGGTGAGAAGGGTTTTCAGCATTATCCAGATCATGGTAATCCAAGACTTATGCGTGCACAACTTCTTAGGAAAGGTGCTATCGTTCCTAAGGAGCTGCGAATAGAGACGAATCCGTATGAGATACAGAAAGAAATGTTGAAAATCAGGGAAAGTTCTAAAGAGGATTGGGAAGATTTCTTCCGGGCCGAATATTGGGAGAGGTGGATATTATGGTCTTACCCGAATGTCAATAAAGCCAAATTATCTATGACTATGAGTCATGGTATACTTTTTATGCCTAGAGCCGAGGATTTATGGTTTACTGACCTGTAGAACCAAAACCTCCATCACCCCTGAGTGTCTCTTCAAGTAGACCAATTTCCTTAATCATAGGTGTATCACACCTTTCCAAAATAAGTTGAGCGATACGATCACCCTTCTTGATTTCAAAGTCTTCCGTGCCATGATTAAATAGGACGACCTTGACTTCACCGGTGTAATCGGGATCAATAACACCCGCACCAACGTTGATACAGTGCTTCACAGCTAGACCAGAACGGGGAGCTACACGCCCATACAGACCATCTGGTATAGACAAAGCAATACCAGTACTCACTAAAGCTCGCCCCGCTTGACACGGTACACTCGCATCCTCGGAGCTATATAAATCATATCCCACAGCACCATCAGAACCACGAGTAGGCAAACGAGCATCGTAACAGAGCTTCTTAACACCGAGAGGCATCTATTTTTATTACAATCCAAATCCTTAAGTCTATTTGGCATACTTCTTCTTTTCATCATCCGTGAGAGCCCTCCACAACTCACCCAATTTTGCACCAATCTCGGTGAAAGTTAGATCTGGGTAGTCCTTTACCACAGTGGGTCGCATTTTCTTAACAAAGTTCATGTATGCATTAGGCTTACGTTTGGGTTTGGATTCTTTGTCCCCACCACCTCTGAGCCTAAGAACTAGGTGTAGAGTAGACTCCTTTTGAATATTGTAATCAGCTAGGGTGCGTCCATCCTCGAGCTGCTTCCCAGCGAAGATGAGTCGCTGCTGGTCGGGGGGAATTCCTTCCTTATCTTGAATCTTAGCCTTGATGTTATCGATAGTGTCAGAGGATTCAACCTCAAGAGTGATAGTTTTTCCAGTAAGTGTTTTCACGAATATTTGCATACTACTTGTATCATAGATTTAAATCTTAAAGTATGATAAGATGTATAACAATAGTAACGAAATGCTTCGGGGCTACTTTATGCGACAGAGTGAAGGTGGCTACGCTCCCAAAAATTTCAAGTACAACCAGAAAAATAACAATAATCTATTAAAAAATTTCAATGGACCAGTCACAACTCCAAAAACTAAATCTCCTTCAAAGCGGGGTTCCTCTTCGAAAAAGTGAGTGCACAAATACCACAACTGAAAATATTTATGAAATATTGACATCCAAGAACGTGTAATTTCGTATACATACTCTCACGTGCATATAATACCCACAGTAACAACGTCATACAGGTCTCATAACCAGCTCGAATGATTACATTAGATGCATGATACATTTGGTCTATCGTCGGGTACAAAAAACTATCTCTGGGAGTAAGTCTTCGAATGGTTAATAAAGATGTATCAATTTCAACTAGACCTGCGAAACTAAGTATAAAAGCCTCTTCGGGGTGCATAAGAGGTCTAAGAAGAGCTAGAAGACACACTAAATGATGAAGTATGATTAAATTTCTAAGAGTGTGTATAACTTTCGGCTGAAGAATTATCCACATGAGATCATACGACATGTACGTAGTGAGAGCATGTGTTAGAAACATCGGGTACACTTTATAACTAAAAAATACATCAGCCACACATAATGCTGAGAATGGTGCGAGAAACAGTAATGACGCCACATCATGAATAACGACAGCACGACGGTCGTTATTCATTTTGTGATTAGACAATATTCTTTTTAATCAAGTTACACTCAAAGGGTTTCGAACCCCTGACCTCAAGCTTACTAAGCTTGCGCTCTACCACTGAGCTATGAGTGCGATATGCTGAGAGCGGGGTTCGAACCCGCGCGTGCATAGCACAGACGATCTTAAGTCGTCCTCCTTAGACCACTCGGACATCTCAGCATCATAGAGTCTCCCACTCTACTCTACTAACCCATCAAATCTTTAAGCATTTCGATGGTGGTTCATATGCTAGTTTATCCTTGAGTTCTTTACGTTGTTTCATCTTCTTGATATCTGCACCTTGACAATCATGCTTTGTCAGATTAAGACAACTCGGACAAAAGCTACCACCACAATATTTACAATCGATAGGGACACCACATTTCTTTTTACAGAGTTGACAAGGCATTTACTATTATTAACTTGGATAAAGATTTTAACCCCATTTAATCAAGAAATGTCTCTCACTTACGCTTTCAGTAAACCGATTCACACCGAATATGCTCACCTGAAAAAAACTCTAAAAAACTCTACGGCTGCTTATGGTTCTGCTTTGAGTGCTTCTTACTTCATAACACAAGGTGCAGATCAAGGTGTATCTGCGATGTTAGGTGCGGTAGCATCTTATACGTATGTGAGTCTTCTCTCTGATCGGGTGGATAAACTCGAAAATTCGACAATTCAGAAGGAGTTCTTTGCACCTCTGGGTGCAGCTGCTTTTGAAGTGTCGTGGAATAATGCACCATTTGCGTTTGACTTTGATTATGGTGCCACATTTGTTGGATTTTTGGCGTATAAATTTGCACTCTCAACGGTACTGTATCAAATTGTGAGAGAAATGATGATTGGGGATGGTGCAAGTTTCTATGACACTGAGGAGAAAGTCTACAATGACCTTAGCGAAGACGAGCCAATTCACGAGCCAATCGAACAACCTTACGAGGTGAATGTTGATTAAGACTGAGCCTGTTCACGAGACTGAACTTATTGCGACCATTGAGACCCTTCATAGCCATGATACGCTTCCTAGCTACATCCTTGGTGAGGGGCATGGCCTTCTTTTGAGGCTTGGGCATAGGCATAACAGCCCTGATCGTGGCACGAGTGGGGGTTACGATTCGCTTAGTCACCATACCCTTCATGAAGTTGGCTGCAACTTTCTTGTCGAGAGCTTTCTTTTCCGCACGCTTCTTAGCGGCAGCGCGCTTCTTGGCAGCTTCGGGGTATAACTTAGCTAGGGGAACGTTATTCAAGTCCTTCTTGATCTGGTTGGAAACTCGTTCAGCATTCTGAATCTTCTTCTTTAAACTTCCACAGAGTTCCTTTACAGTCTTCTTGTTGGGGGTGGGTATACCATAGTCCCTGGCAACCTTCGCCACTTCATCCTTCTTGTGGAGACGGCACTTCTTACGACCAAACTTGAGATCACCCGCCTTGTCCACATTTAATACATACGAAACCATTGTTTACTTATTACAGAGAAAATATCTACGATACCACTTCCAACTGGTGAGAGCACTAGCCTCCCCTGAGAAGGCCTCCATTCTACGCTGAGCCCTCAGCTCATCTTCATCTACCCCATCTGGGGGGTACACAGGCAATCCGAGGAGTAGATCCAAATGAATCCGGGCATCTTCGTCATCCTCAGCACTCTCAAACTCGATAATCTTGGCTCTCATCGCAGTGAAAGCAGCCGCTACCCGTTCCCTCCTAACTTCGCGGGGTAAAACGGTGCTCCAAATGACACGCTGCACATCGGGGCAAAGCGACTGTGTAGCCTGGCAAAACGCGACACGGAAATCAGTAGACATTTTTTTGATATTTAGTATCATTTCTGTGTTTCACTTAGGTGTTTAAAGAGGAGTCCCGACCTCTTTATATATGAATTGCTGTTTCACTAAAAGAATTCTATCTGGTGTTGATGATTCGATACCAGTTTTTAGTCTTAATAATTACGAGGGATATGCAAAAATCACGAGTGTATATGATGGAGATACATTCAAAGCGGTTATCATACTTCATGGTCGACCTCTAAAGTTTACTTTTAGAACCATTGGGTATGACTCAGCTGAGATGAAACCCAGTCTTGGGATGGTGGATCGAGACCGCCATATCCACTTGGCTATACTTGCACGTGACATGTTTAAGGAAGAGTGTGGGTTTGATGATCGCGCACCTCACCGCTTATGGAATCCATTTATGTGCAGAAATAAGGTGAACGGTTTAGTGTGGATTGAATGTGGTAAAAATGATAAATACGGTCGACCACTCGTGACTGTGTATCGACGTAAAAGTGATACACAATCAGTAAATCAGAAGATGATAGAATCGGGAATTGTGAACGTATATGATGGTAAGAAGAAAAATGTAGGATTTTATTAAGAAATGGTACGTTACGGTCTATTGTTTTATGTATATTTACTCTCTCGTCTCAGGCGTAAACCAAAAAAGAAGGTCAGATGGGTTTAGCTGAGTTCTTCGAGTCTCAGCATCCTTCCAGTGTTGATATATTCATCAATCTTGTCACAGATTGAGGGACCAAAACCACGGAGATGCCTGACATCGTCACCACTCATTACAACATAATCGAGATCACGGATCTTTTCAGCCGCATTCCAGTATGCCTCAGACTTGTAAACAGGCTCCTCAAGGTTTCCAAGTTTGAGAAAACACGTGGCAAGTTTCTCATTTGTAGAGGGTTCCTTCTTGATATTGAGGTAGTCGTCAATCTTCTTAGCGATGGACTTTCCAATACCTCGGAGCTTCATAGCATCTTTACCACTGGTGATCTTGTAAGAAAGATTGTAGATGGTATCACCAGCCTTGGTGTATGCATCACGCTTGAAATTGTCTTCAGCCCTGTCAGAATACTCATAGATCATCTCAGCGAGGCCAGCGTTGTGGGAGACAAAGTATTCCTCATCGTCAGTCTCGGAAACAAAAGAGCCGTCATCGTTGGAGGCGATAGACTCAGAGTCGGAGCACTCAGACTCCTCATAGTCAGAGTCCTGCTCATCGAGGTACTCATCAACCTTGGCAGCAATACCCTTACCAATACCGTGGAGATGCATCAGGCTTTCACCAGTTTGGACCTCGTAGTCCAGATTGGAGATAACATCTGCAGCCTTTTGGTAAGTCGCCGTCTTGTAGAAATCATTAGAGGCACGGGCAAGATCAATCATACGATTGACAAGACCTTGATTGGGAGTGCAACTCTTGGATGTAACACGAGAGGTCGTGTGGTACAGAGAAGACTTGTACTCAAGGTCGTTGAGCTTGTTGAGGGCATCGACCTTCTCTTCATTGGCCTCTGTGAGAAGCTTCTTGAGCTGCTCAATCTTGGTTCGAGACTCTTCAATAGAATCAATGTCGCCGAGGACGGCGCGAACCTTACGGAGTTCGGAGTTCTCCTTCTCGAGCTTGAGGATGTAGTCGGTAATAGAACGGGAGTTCATGGTAGTAGACATGTTGAATGATTATTGTGGGAGTCGGGCTCCACTTAGGTGTTTAAAGATTAGATTGTTGAAAAATGTAGAAAAATGGCAACACTCACAGCACCCGTCAACATTCATAAAACTTCCACAAAGTTTCTTCAAACGAGAAAGAGGTCTAACAGACGTCTCGCGCAACCCAAGCGTGTTCAAGCTGCACTTCCCAATCCCGACCTCGTGAACTATGCACAACTCCAACTCGTCACATGGATTCTACCCATGACAATCGCCGGTCGTTTACTCAAGGTGGAGTACCCCCAAATTGCGATTGGTCTTACTGTCATGACT